CCCTAAATACCAACTGACCATCAGCAATTTGTTGGCTCGGATTATCGTTAGGATCATAAAAAACCCTTGACCCGTCTAATAACCCACCTTGATTAATCAAAGTACGCAAATAAGCATTAATACTATCTAAAATAGCATCAATTAAAGCATCGTTAATAGGGTAATCAACATACTGCATGGCAAAAGCCCGAATACGCTCATTAATCACTATTTGAGAGAATCTTATATTAATGAAATTATCAGGATTGGTACTATTAGGAAAAGCAAAATTTCTATTGCCCCATGTCCGAAGCCCACTGCCAAAGTAATTAATAACCGTAACAACTCCACTCGCATTAAGATTATTCGCTTCAGTACTCTCATTGCCGGGGATAAATTCGATAGGAAACTCAGTGCCTACAACTCCCTTAATTTCAGTATTAGAAGGACTCCACCAAAATCCACGAGCCACAATTTTATTTGCCCAAATCCCCGCAAATCGAGAAGAAAAAGGCTCTAAAACATTTTGATTTAAGATATTACGGAAAACTTTTAAGTAAGGATAACAACCAATCAATCGACTACTAGAAGAATTAAAATTAATTGTGCCATTAGGTCCACGCCCTGAAATAACATCAGTATAAGGAGTACCTAGTGGTGCATCAATAACTGCCATCGCATCAATAGTATTAGCAATCTGATCCATTGCTACCGCTACCTCATTCACCGTAGAATATCTCCCCGCAATCAAAATTTTAGGGAAATAACCGTAAAGGTTAAAACTATCTATAAGAGCCTGTAAACCAGTTCTATTACCTTCAACAGTAGTTTCTCCTATAATCTGAGCGTTAGTTACAGTATCAGGATCGAAATAAGTTCTAGATACTAAAACCGTTGCATTAGCTAGAATACTTCCTGTTGTTAATCGAGTAATAACACCAGTCGAAGTATTGACTGTGTAATCCGTATCCAGAACATAGGTTATTGTACCACCTGAATTTTTAACAACAACCTCTAGCAACCCCTCTTCCACCTGAATAGTATTATTACTACCAAATGTTTTAGACTGATTGGTCAAAGTAGATGTATTTTCGCTTACCCCAACACCATAACTATAGCTAACTGTGACCACTTCTCCATTCTGAGGATTAAGTATTGATCCCGCCGAAGTAACAACCCCAGTATCGTAATTAACAGTATAATCAACACCCTCAGTATAAACAGTACTAGTACCACTCGAACCGCTTGTCTCAGAGCTAATAGTAATAGAATCAGGAACAACAGGAGAATTTAAAGTGATTATCCCATCAGCAAAAGTAAATTCTACGTCAATAACATCAGTTTCTACGGATGTTGCACCACTATAACCGTCCAAAACATTGACAACAACTACAGTTACCCCACCGCTAGAATCAACCTGATCAAAAATAGCATTCAATGCTTGAGGAATAGTATAACCCTCTCTGTCACTGCCAAAATATTCAATCGCTTCTTTCTTATTTAGAATTTGAATAGGGCGATTCAAACTCCTTTTACTACTATCGACTAAATACTGTGGAGACGTACCCACTAAACCGATTACGCCTATATTAGTCTGACGCAGAGGGCGCAATCCTACATCAACGATCCTTGTCTCCGAACCATGATAAAAAGCCATCAAATCACCCCTTTAATTATTTAAAAAATTAACATTTTGGACACTAGGCGATTCACTCATATCAATAAACTGCTGAGAATAACCACCATAAACATAAGCAGTAAAACTGCCTTGAGCTACCCAGTAATCTTCAGCCATTCCCACAAATTGAGACTTATTTACCGTAATTGGGCGATAACAAAGAGTAGGTTGAAATCCCCATAGTAGATTACGGATTTTACTTAGCACGGCATACATAGAATTAGCTCCTCTCAAGTTTTTGACCCTAATGTCAAGACGATAGTTAACAAGCTCCTCAGCAGACTGTTCACCCAAAGAATAGCCCACTAACTCCGAAGAATCCCACTGAACCGATACCCAACCTTGACCAGCAACTGATCCCCAAGAAGTAGGTAATTCAGGTAAGGCTTGAACAACAATCCCCAACTCCTCTCTAATAGGAAGTAGCTGAGTAATAATTTCCTGTTCAATAGTGGAATAAGTCATAAGCTAAAAACCCTTTGAGCAATTTGCTGAATCTCTACTCGATCCCGATCACTAAGACCTAAGAACTTACGTTCAGGCATTTTACGAGTACCAGTCTGATGAAAAATACCGTAATTTTGGGTAGCCGTCACCACAGCAACATCCCCAGAAACAGTAGAGCTAACAGAACCAATCAAAGCACTGGTTTCTCTTAAAATTGCACCTGATTTCTTTACCTTTAAAGTATTAGCAGAAAGACTCGCCCATCTATTGCCATCAGGATCAGATTGTTTAGCAAAATTTAATTTAGTACTGCGTTCTTGATATAGTGCCGCTTTACGCAAAAAAGGAGTAACATCCCTTAAATTATTTGCCACAGCATTCACAACCTGAATAGCATTACCAGTAATTCTTACCTCAACCATTAGCTTGTCCTCCCCATACCGTAGTACGAATCAAAAACCCATTTATCCGTTGCCCTAAAATTTCATTCTCTTGATAAAACGCAGAAGCGATCGCAGGAGAATATCGAAATTTATAAGACACTCCATTTACGGAGGCATCTGCCAAGACTTCAGGCTGAATATCAGATGATAAAAATTTAGGACTAATACATCTACCTTCCACATAGATTTCCTCCTGATTAGATTCATTCATCAAATTAGCCATAGGCATCTTCTTTTGTTCAAGGAAACAAGATACAGAATAATCAATTAAATTATCCTCTAAATGCCCAAAAGCACCGTAAACAGGGACACTAGAGCGAACCTTAAAAGTAACAGTAGCATTGGCAAAACTAGAGAATGGTGTACTCATTTAATCAAATAATTCCTTCTAATTCCTTTATCCTTTCACTAATAGCTGATACCACAGTTTTTCGAGACTCTTTAGCCTGAACCTCCATTAATTGCTCAACACTATTAGATTTTTTGATGATTTCTTCAGCTTCTTTTACCGTCAACTCAAGAGCATCTAAAACACTTAAATTACTGGTATTTTTATCTAAAACAGGCTTAACAGAATCTTTGCCTAACTTTGCTGATTGGTGAGGAATAGGTTGATCATCCTCTCGACGAGTCGATACCTTAAAACCCTCTAAATCTCCCTCAATTTTTGGAGTTTTAGTTAACAAATCAATCTTCTTATGGGTAATCCAATTAGTAAAAACAGGATGTTTTTTAAGATAATCAATTTCAGAGAAAGGAATATTAAGATTAATCCCCGGCAACAAAGTAATCTCACCTAATCCACCAACATATTGCAAAGTCAAAGAGCAAGGATTATTATTGCGAATAGATACAACTTCCATTAAATACCCTCCCCATAACGCATAGACAAAGGTTTATTACACTGAATACCACCAGTTTTCAAGCGACAAATAGTCCGAATACTCAAATCCTTCTCTTGAGGTGGGCGTTGCTCAAAGTCCATAGGCACATGGAATTTAACCTTATCAGGGCGTTTGGTGTAGGTAATCATCATATCCACCCCACCAGTACCCTGTCCATTAAGGTAAGGCATGGGTAAAATAGTCTGAACACCACTAGGAGTCATCCGTTGAGTCTTTAAGAAAAAGCTACCAATAGTCTCACCACTAGCACTATTATTCGGATAAGGTGTCTCCATAATTAAATCAAATTGCTCTTGAGGCATTCCTAAAATTTGAGGATTTTCCGCACCATTAGTTGCGACTCGACTAGCAGAACAAAATTGACGAATATCTCGATAAATTTGCTCAGGAGTTTTAGTGGCAAAGGTTGTGCTAGAACCCGTACCATCATTAAGAGGAGTAAAAATCGGTACATTAGGAAAATTCAAGAATCCTAAAAGATTAAAATTAGCATCCCCTTTATATCCGAGAATATCTAACTTCCGTTCAATAATTTCTCTAGCACCGATTGCCATAGCACTATCGACACTCATCCCAGCAAATTCAGCCGCTTCCATATCCTCAATCCCATACTCATACGCATCAGCAATTGTACGAATATAACCAACCCTTTTCTCAGCATAGGCATTTACCAAAGGAATATCTGTTGCACCATTAGCTAAGATTGCCGCCTCACCAATAAAAGTAAGAATCTTATAAGCATAAGACTCAGCACCTCTTGGCAATTCAGAAGAAATATTCA